AAATGTTTTATTCAAATATTCCATTTTTAAAAAATATATTTTTATACACTATTTATAATTTGATTAGTGCTGAAAGTTTATAGTTTTATTTCAATAAAAAAACCCACCGAAGTGGGTTTTATATTTTAGATGATTTGTTTATCACATATCTGCGAAGAAATCATCCTCATCTTCTGCCTTACTCGAAGAAGATGACGAAGAAGAAACAATTGATTCTTCAAAGTCAAAATCATCTGAAGTTGGTTTTGATTCAGTCTTAGAAGATACGAATCCTTGTGAAGACTTACCTGTCATAAAACCGATAATCTCATTGATTTTTCCCTGTTGAGTTTCGTCAAGTCTCTTAGGACCGAAATCTTCTAAATCGTGATCACGATCAACCAAGAAATCTTTAACCATAGTTTGAGCCTTAGCATCAATTTTACCATCTACGAGAGGTGCATTTTTGAAAATACCCTTTTCTTTGAAGTAAATTGGAAGAGAAGAAGCCTCTGGTTTAAACATAGACATTTTATAGTCTGGATATGTTTCATCACCAGTTTGAATTTCTTTTACCAAAAGAACAAAATCCTTACCAGCTGAAAGATCAAATACATTACAAGAAACTCCTGAAATTTCTCCATTCTTTTCTGCTGAAATTTTATCTTTAATAGTCTTTCCGTATTGGAAAATCATAATTTTACCAACTAATTCAGGTTGTTGCTCGTCTTCAAGTACAAGTACATAAGAGTAATACTTTTTAGAGTATTTCAACATTTTTGCTCTTTCTTGAAGAATAGCATTTTTAGAATTAGTCAATTGGTAGTAAAGATCACTAAGAGCACACTTTTCACCAAAGTTCTTTGGACTATCAAAATATCCACAAAGTTCTTTTTGGTTTTTAATGTCTACATAGTGACTAATTTTTTCAAGAGCAAGTTGACCAACTTTACCTTCTTTTGTCAAATTTGGTAGGAATCGAACTACCGATCGATATCCCTTTTTCTTGTCTTTTACTTTTGACAAATCAATACGATAGATACCATCAGTATTTGTTTTTGTCTGTTCATTCAAAAAATCCATTTTTGAATCTAAATTGCCGAATAAATCATCATTCATTTCTGCCATAAATTGCCGTTAATTTTTAAATATTGAAACTTTATTATTTCAATTAAGATTTATATCTTACCCTATTGAAAAAGTTTAGTCAAAGTTGGAGTCAAACTTCCTTGTTCAAAAATTTGACAAAGTTTTCTATACTCATCATCGGAAACTCTCACAAAGGTTCCTTCAAATCCACATCGTGTCACTGCTTCGCCGGATTTTTCATCGATCCAATCTTCTGTCCACAGAGATTTTACTGGTCTAAATTCAGTTTGTGAGTACAGAGTTTTTAAACAATCTATTAGAATTGGTAATTTTTCTTTTTTAAATAGATATTCTTCAAAGTGTATGAATAAGAATTCATAACCGGATTCTTTACCAGATTCAATTAATTTTATTTTGCTTTCAGAGTCTAGATTAATTCTTATAAGTTTCGGACGTGTCGACAAGAAATCCGAACAATACTCTAATCGATGGTTACTTGTTTCAGTATCTAAAATATTTATCAATTTGTTGGTAGCACTTGACCAGTGCGTATCTTTAAAATAAAGATATCCATAGTCATAATCATCGATAAATGTGTCTACTTCATCAGTAAAATCATAAAAGTAACTTTTAATTTCCTCTAAGTCAGGAAATTTGTCACTAAAGTTTTCAGATTCAAAAAGGTTAAATTTTTTTATAATCATCACATTTTAAGTAAAATTTTTAAATCATAATCGTTAATATTTGGCAAATCTGCCTTCCATGGCCAAATTACGTCTTCATAGTCAAGTTCAGATAGAAGTGAAGGCATAACTTCTTCAAATCGAGTAGTTAATTCTTTTCCATCAATCTGATTATCATAATAAGCACTTATTCCGATATAAATTCCTGGTCTATAAAGTTCAAGTGAATTTTCTAAGTTATATTTCTGTTTATCATCTAGAAATCTACTAAGAGCTGATTGTGAGATTTTATCAATCTCTTCAATTTTAAATTTAATCTTAGATATATTTTTCATAGACCACTTTGGTGAAGTTACATATACTTCATCATATGTTGTTCTTGATAGAAAAGTTCCTGATCTGGCACCTGCACTTGGTCCTTGTGCAATAAAAAGAGTTGATGAGAGTAAGCCTACCAAAAAATGTGAAATTAAAGACAGTTTCTCTGAGTTATCAATATTTTTACAGGTTATTAATCCGTTATATCTTCGTAATATATTCGACACATGAATGTCAACGTCAGCATATAGTGTACAAAGTGTCACAAATTTTGATTCCACAAATAGATATTCATCAAATATATCTAATAATTTATCCTTTATAAAATCTAAATCGACATTTCCTAAACTTTGAACCAATTTTGTAAAATGACTGTCTATTTTACTCCACTCACCTTCTCCTAAAAAATGATTTACTTGGTTTTTTAGGTCTGACTCATTAATAGTCGAATTTAACATATATTTTTTGAGTGTATTAAACCACTCATATATAGAACCAAACTCTGTATCAGTTCTATCTTGCCACATATCTGACTCTAAGAATGAATTATATTTTTTTATTTTCATATTTCTATGGTTAGATCTGTATTGTTCGGTCTAGTATAAATAACTTTATTTACATTATTAAAATTATACTTATAATTTGGATCACAATATTTCTTTCCACATCCTGGTTTAGTATAAGCAAGTGTTATATGTGGATTATATTCTGGATACTTATCACTATTTGGAATACTAGACTTTAACTTATTATGTAAGTTAAGTAGATTATCATTTCGATCAACATTGAATTTTACAACATCATATTTAGGATTTTCAAAAAGGTCTATACCGTTAATATTCACTTCTAACTTATCTTTTAGAACTTCTCTTAAAATCGATTCTACTTCACTAACATCAACGACACTTGTCACTGGGTAAAGTAGAGTCAAATGTGGGTGTTCTTGAATGCCATAGTTGTCACCTTCAGTTTCTTGATATAAATCATCTGGATTTATTTGTGATGTCAAGTCTTTCCAATTTTCGACTGGTACATGAACCATCACACATCCGTGATCATATCCTTGTGACTCTAGAAATTTTTCATATTTTAATAAAAACTTCATACTATTTTAATTTAGTTTTGAAAGGACTCTTCAGGTGTTTAAGATTCCATCCAGGAATAAAATCTTTATTCTTTTTTTCAAAATCTTCATAAGATTCAATTCCACTATCTACACAGTTTCTCTCGTATCCTAAGTTTGCTCCTTTTAATTTTGGAACACGGTCATCAATAGTAGTTGATTTTGTTGCTTTTCTTATTTTTTCTAACTGCTTTACAGTTGATTCTCTCGGAAGTGCGCCTTCATTTTCTGACATAACAACTTCAATTGTACCATCTTCTTTAAATTTAGCGAAGTGAAATCTATCAACTATTGGTAATACTTTACCGACTAATTCTGATTCAATACTTTCTGGGCCAAAAGATTTAATAAATTTTCTACCGTTATCGTCTATAACGAAGTCAAAATCTTGACCTGGATTTTTTTCAATAAGTGCTTTTATTCTGCTTTTTATTGATATAAACTCGTCAACTTTAGCTCCTTTGTAAGCTTTAAGTCTTGCTCTGATAATTTTCATTTTAAAAATATAATTTTAATTAGTTTATATATTAAATGGTCTCTTCAAACTTTCTCACATCTTAAACTATAAAATAGGTCTAAATATTTTATCAAAATGAAAAGTGAAATTAAAATAGAATTTTCAAATAAAAAAGAACTGAAAAAACTTATCGATAAAGCTTACTTCGAGAATGGATATAAAGGTAAACTTCTTACAAGTGAAAATTTTATTGAAATTACTCCAGAGGTAGACGATGTTCTTTACTCAGTAATTAAAGGTCTCAATAACGCAACAATTAAAGTCTCAAATTTAGATATAATCGACGGTAACTGTAGATTTATCGTAGATGATACAGGAGAAAATCCTAAAATCTATCCCATATCGATGTATTGTATTATTGATGATAATAAAAAATATATCTTTTATTAAAATATGAAAAAATTTGATTTCGAAGAGGTTAACCTCGTGCCTAAAAAATGTGTTGTTGAGTCAAGAAGCGAGTGTGACTGTGGAGTAAATTTTGGAAAATTTACCTTCAAGCTTCCGATTGTTCCTGCAAATATGGAATGTGTGATCAATGAAGAAATCGCAATAAAACTCGCAAAATCCGGATACTTTTATATCATGCACAGATTTGGAACTAATCCAGTTTCATTTACCGAAAAAATGAAAGAGTTAGGATTAGTTAGTTCAATCTCACTTGGTGTCAATATCGACTCTTATGATACAATCGACGAAATTCACCTGGCAAATCAAGTAACTGGCTCAGACTATAGTCCAGATTTCATTACAATCGATATAGCACACGGCCATTCCATAAAAATGGAAAAAATGATTAAATATATCAAAGAAAAATTACCGAACACATTTATTATTGCTGGAAATGTCGCCAGTCAAGAAGCAATTAAAGATTTAGAAGAGTGGGGAGCAGATGCAACAAAGGTTGGAGTGGGTCCTGGTAGTGCATGTACAACTTGGCCTACAACTGGATTTGGTTCTAGAAATTGTCAAGCCTCAACTGTATATGAATGTTCACTTGTTGCTACAAAACCAATAGTTGCAGATGGTGGAGTTAGAGTTCCAGGTGATATTTCAAAATCTCTAGTACTAGGAGCAACTATGGTAATGATAGGAGGAATGATGTCAGGATTCAAAGACTCTCCTGGCCATCTAGTTGATGTAAATGGGACTATAAAGAAAGAATTCTGGGGATCAGCCTCAAAGTTTCAAAGCGGTAAGACAAATAGAATTGAGGGAAAGAAAGTACTAATTGACTACAAAGATCGATCTATCTTAGATGAAATGAAATACATCGAAGAGTGTCTTCAAAGTTCAATATCTTATGCTGGTGGTAAAGACCTGTCAGTTTTTAATACGGTAAAGTGGATTTAAATCATGTTCCACAACTCAGTTTCGATATCTTTGTCAATTAAAGAATTATCAGAGTTGATCAATTCGAGTAAGTTGCTCATTTTAGTTTCTAAAATTGACCACTCTTTAGAAGTATAGATCTCAGAGAGATCATCATTATGTCTAATTGAGTCAAAAGGAAATTGAAATCCATCAGGAGTGACAAAAATTTGTGAGCAAATTTCTACAAAAGATTCTTTTAACTTTTCTTCATTCATTCTTCTAATATACTAAAATTTTAGAGATTGTCAACCTAAATATCAATAATTTTTATAACATCTAGTCCCTTTCTACCCGGTAATACTGTTATAATATTAATTTCATATTCATTCTTTAACCATTTTTCTAAGTTAAATTCGAAAATTATAGAAATATTATATTCTATTGAATAAATTGAATATCTACCAGTATTAAGAACATCTTTTCCTAAATAGTCTGGAAAGATTATGTTTACCGTTTCTCTAAAGAAATTATTAAACTCCTCAACTGTCCTAAAAGTGGTTCTATCAGATATTCTTTTCTTTAAATCATGTTTAGATGTATCATTCCAATTTATTTTAAATTGAACTTTTTTATTATTAACTCTTTTTTTCAGAGTAATAAACTTTACTAGATTTTTGTCAAAATCAAAAGTAACATCTTTTAATTTCTGTATTTCAGAAGAAACATTATCATCTTTTGAGGACTTGATATTAAGTACATCACTTAATCTTACCTCATTGAACTTTTTGAATTTATATAGATGTTTCATTGTATTAAGTATCCATCCAGTTCACTTTTTCACAAGATAAAAGAAACTTGAATTCGATTGTCCTTTAATTTCCTCCTCTGCTTCCTTAATTTCGTCTTTTCCTTGAGACATAATGTCAGCTGAATTGATTTTTACGCCACCTGGCAAAACGTAATCATAACGACCAGTCAAATTAGCATATTGAACTTTTGCCCATCCAGTAACATATTTTACAAAAAGATCGTCTTTAAACAAATATTCAGCTGGAATATTCGCATAAGCCTCAAGGATCACATCGTATTTTACATTAGTAAGTATGTGAAGTCTGTGATGTAATTGATTAAAATGATATTTGAGAGTGTACTTATTCAACTGATTCATCATATCACTCATTGAATCAAGTATAGTTTTATATACCCCGAGTTCACCGATTGTTGTTACATATGATGATAAATAAGGCTGATTTGTAACCCCTAAATTTACTGATAAGTTAGGTGTATTAATACCGAGTTGAAATAAACTTTCACCTCTTGCCAGAATCTGGTAAAACTTTTGGAAGTGCGCATCCTACTGTTAGTTCATTTTGAACAAAGTCTATAAACTCTTCTATTGTGTAACCACTTTGATAAGGTACGTAATCAGACATTTAGTTATTAATTTTATTTATATATTAGATTTATAAATCAAGAAACAAATCACCGACATTTTATATATAACAATAAATGTTAAAAATCTATGAGAGACCTAATTATTGAAATGGCGAATAGAAATATAGGATCTTTAGTTTTATTTTTAAAAAATCCTAAAAATCATCTTTACATAGAGTATATAAATAAAAATATACCTATTGAGGTACAAGATTTACAAACATCAGAAAAAATATATTACTTTGTTAATGATTTAAAGAGTATACATCTCTGTAGTTGCGGGAAACACAAGTCTTTCATTGGATTCAAAAATGGATATCGACAAACTTGTGGTGATATGAAGTGCACAGTTAATAAAAGGAGAGAAACATGTATTCAAAAATGGGGTGTGGATAATCCGAAAAAATCTAAAGAGGTTATTGATCGTGAAAAACAGAATATTTTAGATAAATGGAATGGTGATCATTACATGAAAAATGAACAAGTGAGAAAAAAGTTCAATAGTACAATGGTTGAAAGATGGGGTGTCGAATGGGCTCAACAATCTGAAGAGATATCAAATAAAAGTAGAGAGACTTTTGAGAATAATGATAATAGAGAACAAATAATTGAAAATAGAACCAGTTCACTAATTAATAAATCGAAATCAGAAAAGAAACAAATAGAGCAGAAGAAAAAGAAGACAATAGAAGATAAATTTGGAAGTTACGATAATTTTGTAAATTTTAGAAATGATAAAATAAGACAAAAATCTTTGAAAAATTGGGGAGTTGATCATCACTTGAAAAGTAAAGAGATCATTGATAAACGTATTGAGTCTTATAAATTCAATATTGTTTCGAAAATTAAAGAGAACTTACCAGAAAATATCATCTTTATTGACAAGCGGGAAAATCTAAATAAGACTGATTCAGTTTTAAGATTTATGTGTAATAACTGTTCAAATGAATTTGAAATGAATAGACAATTGTTTCAATTCAGAAAACTATCTAAAGAAGAAATTTGTATTAACTGTAACCCAATATTGGTTGGAAAATCAAAGAAAGAAGGAGAAATTTTCGAATTTATTAGTCAGGTCTATAGTGGTATAGTTCTAAGAAATCATAAAGGTATAATTTCTAAAGAGCTCGATATATACATACCTGATTTGAAGTTATCATTTGAATTTAATGGACTTTATTGGCACTCAGAGCTTTATCGAGATAAAAATTATCATCAAGAAAAGTCTAAAGAATGTATTAATAATGGTATAGAACTAGTACACATCTGGGAAGATGAGTGGGACTTCAAAAGTGAAATAATTAAATCGATGATACTAAATAAATTAGGATCATCGAAAAAGATATGGGCGAGAAGTTGTGAAGTCAAAGAAATTGAAGATAACAAATTAATTACTGAATTCTTAAATAAAAATCATATCCAAGGAAGTGTCGGGTCCAAATATAAAATTGGTCTATTTTATAATGATGAATTGGTCTCGTTGATGACATTTGGTAATCTAAGAAGATCATTAGGCCATAAATCTAAGACTGATCATTATGAATTAATTAGGTTTTGTAACAAATTAGGAGTGAGCGTTATCGGAGGTGCTTCTAAATTACTGAGTTATTTTATAAAAAAATATAATCCAGTAGAACTACTAAGTTACTCAGATAACTCAAAAGGTCTAGGTGGTCTTTATGAAAAACTTGGATTTGAACTAGTAGGTGAAACTGAACCAAACTATTATTGGGTAGTGGATGGCTTTAGAAAACATAGATTTAACTTCCGAAAAGACAAGTTAGTCAAAAATAACTTTGATAAAAATAAGTCAGAAGTTCAAATTATGACAGAGATGGGATATTATAGAATATTTGATTGTGCTAGTAAAAAATGGTCAAAAAAAATAATTTAAACAAACCATATGAATTGTGTCTATAAATAATAAAACTATATCAAAAATATGAAAACTATTGGTCTATGTATGATTGTAAAAAATGAGGCTCACGTTATCACAAGATGTATTGAGTCAGTAAAAAGAATCATAGACTATGTTTTAATTGTCGATACTGGTTCAGACGATGGAACTCCTGAGACAATTCAGAATTGGTTGGTAGAAAATAATTTTCCTGGACAGGTGGTAATTGAACCTTGGCAAAATTTCGCCTATAATCGTTCTTTCGCACTTGCAAAATTAAGAGAAGTCGAGCATATTGATTACGCATTAATGATTGATGCTGATGAGATATTGGTTTTCAATGAAGACTTTAATCCTGAATCTTTTAAAGAGTCACTTTGGGCGGATATCTATGACATTACCACTAATATGGGTGGTTTCATTTATAAAAGGCCTCAGCTTACTTCAAATCGTAGAATGTCGAAATATGATGGTGTAGTTCATGAGTTTTTATCACTTGAGGATGGTGGGTCAAGAGACCATGCAAATGGATTTCACAATAGTCCAATTCAAGATAGTGCAAGAAACAGAAGTGGAAATAAATTTGAAAATGATGCTAAACTTCTTGAAGAAGCTCTGAAGGGTGATATTTCAGATTGGTTCAGATCAAGATATACCTTTTACTTAGCACAGTCTTATAGAGATTCTGGTAGACCTGAGTTGTCATTAGAAAAATATTTAGAAAGAGCAGACCAAGGTTTTTGGAATGAAGAAATTTATGTGAGTCTATATAACGCTGGAAATATCATGAAAGGTCTAAACTATCCGAAGGATCAAATTCTTCAGACTTATTTAAGAGCGTATGAGGTTTGTCCTCATAGAGTTGAAGTTCTTCACGCGGCCGTACAATATTGTAGAATTCACGGTATGAATCAGCAAGGATATATGATCGGAAAACATGGTATAACAATTCCCCTTACTGATACATCTCTTTTTGTTGAGTCATGGGTTTATGATTATGGACTACTTGATGAATTTTCGATTGTTGCTTTTTGGGCAGGTCATTTTGAAGAGTCTAAAACTGCCTGTGAGAGACTCTTAAACGAAGGTAAAATCCCGGCACATTACATGGACAGGGTTAAATCAAACCTACAATTTGCCATTGACAGGCTTAGTTAAAATTCTCTGATTCTTTTAGAGACATTAGAATTTCCCTCTCATTATCATTAATTTGTTGAGGAACTTTCAAATTCATTTTAATGAATAAATCTCCTGTTTGACTATTGAAATTTAAGTCGGGTACTCCTTTTCCAGTAACTCTGAGCACTTTTCCGTGAGTTGTTCCTGGTTGAACAGAGAATTTGATATCACCTTGAGGTGTTTTCAAGAAAACTTCTTTTCCTAGAATAGCATCGACAATATTGATATCTTGTTCATAGACAAGATTATTATTCTCTCTCTTGAAATTTTGATCTGGAATTTCTTCTACGGTGACTAGAAGATCACCCGGTATACCACCTTTCACAGCATTTCCAAACTGATTTAAATTAAATGTTGCCCCATTAAATGATCCTTTTGGTATTTGAATATCTACGGTTTCTTCTTTTGGTATAACACCTTCTCCTCTACAGTTATTGCAGTTTGTTCTTACAATTTGTCCAGCTCCGTTGCAAGAATTACAAACAACTATTTGTTGAATTACACCAAATGGTGTATTTTGAACAATTTTTCTTTGACCAGAACCATGGCATACTCCACAAGTGGTTAAATCTTTTCCTCCGACACCATCACACATTGTGCAACTGGTGTGTCTGTTGTATTTAACTTTTTTTGAAAGACCGTTTATTACATCTTGTAAAGTAACGGTAACTTTCACTCTTAGATCTTGACCTTTTCTAGTCTGTGGTCTTTGACGGCCTCCTCCGCCAAATCCAAAAAAGTCTCCAAATCTAGAGAATATATCATCCATACCAAATCCAGAGAACGGATTGCCTCCTCCGTGATTATCACCAACTGTTCCATAAGTATCATATTGTTGTTTTTTCTGAGGATTTGACAAAACGTCAAATGCCTCAGCACACTCTTTGAACTTTTCTTCAGATTGAGCGTCTCCAGGTGATATTTCATAGCTTGTTTTCTATAAGCCTTTTTAATATCATCAGCAGATGCTGATCTGTCAACTTCTAATATTTGATAGTAATCTTTACTCATATTATAAACTTTTTATTAAATTTTATTCAAAAACTATACCATTATAGACCTAAATGATTATTGAGTTTAGTATCTCTTATTTCACTTTGAATATCACTATTGGTCTTCTCTAAGGCATATTTTAATTTCCCTGCAACATAATTTTCAACTATTAGTGTCATTATTTCAGTAGTTGAGTCTAAATTTTCAAAGTCATTTAGTGCCTTTGAATTCTTTTTAAACTTATCAGATAGTTCTGTTAGGAATTCTTCTAAGTTAAATTGTAACTGATAGAGTTCGAGTCGTAAGTCTTTTACAGTTTTTAAATACTGGTTTGTAGGATTGAATAATCCGGGTAAATCTATAAAAAATTTAGAATAAACTTTTCTTACAGTGGGTAAGACATATTCGAGTCTATTATTTCCTTCTGGATTTATCTCAGTTTTATTTATTGTTTTAGTAAATAACTTATGTTCAAAAAGTCTGTAATGAGTATTAATTGTTTCTTTAAAGAACTTTCTCAGAGAGATCGAATCTTGCTCGTTTTTTAATCCTCTTAATAGTGTATCTAATAAAACAACATTATCTAAATCTTTAAGTGATTTTGGATTTGAAAAAATCATTTAGATAGTATAATTTTTGGATATCTAAAAGGTTTCCCATCTATTGTATACCCTTTAGATATAACATCAATTATTTTTTCCTCACCGGTTTCTAGAACTGATATTACTTCGTGTAAATCGGAATCATAAGTCTCGGTTTGAATTTCCTCAATTCCTTCATTTTTAAGAAACGTACTAACTTTATTTAAGATAATATTTAATCCTTCTGAGTCAGAGATAGATTTTCTAGCAATAGATAGGTCGGAATCTAAATCTAAAATTGAGTTAAGTGTTTTAATTTTAGTATTTAAAATAAGTTCACTTTTTTCTTTTTGAACTCTTTTTTTAAAATTTTCAAATTCAGCATAAAGTCTTACATAGGAATCATGTCCTTTTTTCTCTGCAAATTCATCAAGTAGGTCATTTAAAACTATTTCACTATCTTCTCCAAGTGAAATTTTGTAGACCATTTCTTCATCTTGTAGTAACTTTTTTTCTTTTAAAAATTCTTTTGTGTCCATATTAATAATTAAATGATAGTAATTTTTTTACGTTATTTGATACAACGAATTCATAAGTTCCGAATTGATCTGAGACTTTAAATATCTCTAAATCTTCAATTTTAACTTTAAATTCTTCAATATAGTCGATTAATTCTGTTAAAGACTTTTTATAGATAGCATCTGGTACCCAATAGTCTGGAAACTTATCTATGAATTTATCAACAAAAATCTCTAAAGTCTTTTTTCTTATTAGTACTTGTTGATTGTTGTTTATTGAACGATTTGATAAAAAATCTACTATATGTGTATTGAACTTATGAATTAAGTTATCTGTTTCAATAACTTTCAGTATTCCAATTACAAGCGCATCTCTTTCAGAGATTTCTACTTCTTTGTTTTCCTTTAGGATCTTTTCACCTTCTTTGTCACTTCCAACTACATAGTAGACGAAATGATCCCATACACATCTTCGCACTAAATCCTCAGGAAAAATTGTAATTTTCATTCTTGAAATATATTTTATTTTTATAAGTAAAAATAGTGTCAAAGTTTATATTATACTGTCAAAAACAAAAACTAACTTTTTTTAAAAAATAACGTTTTTTAAATATAGAAATGGTATATATACGTTATTATAAAAAATAACAAAAAAATAACTATTTAATGAATTGAAAGACCTCATCCAAACTGAGATTGACACACCTGACGGTGTCGCTCTACTTGAACAAATTTACATAACAGAACTAGGTCACGTAATGGCGAGAGTTTATTATAAGAAAAAAGGAATCAGAATAAATAAACGATTGACAAATTTAGAGGAATTACTCCAAAATACCGGACTCAGTGTTAAAGATGAGGAAACAATGAAGTTAAAGAAGTTAAGAGCAAAAAGAGTTTACAAAACAACTTATGGCTGACTGACAAATCAAAACTTAAACATAATATATACTTTAAATCACGAACTTGAAAATGTATAAATTTAAGGAGTTTTTAATTGAAAAGTCTTTAGAGAGTTTGATTCTAGAATCTAGAATTTCATTTTCTAAAGACTTTTTTAGATTACTTTCTAGTATAAAAAATCCTCTTGCTAAAAAAATTCTTAAACTACAGGGTGAAGATATAGATACTACTTATAACTACATAGATATAACTGATCAAAATGATATGGTTAGTTTCACACCAGATAGAAGAGCTCAAGATTTTATAAAAGACAAAGAAGAACTTTATGAGGTTGTAATGGATAATAAGTATTTAACAAACTCTCAAAGTAATCAGTCCGTATTCGATAGACTTGGGCATGAAAGAGTAGAAAATGTATGGCAGCCAAGAATGGGCACTTTAGGAAAAATAGTATCAACTACTTATGGCAGCAGTGGTAAAATTTATGTACTATTTCAGGGTATAGGTGAAAATTCTGATAAAAAGACAGTTTTGAACTTTGTGGCTATCAAACCAATAAATGAGGAGTTTGTTAAAATTTGGCAGACTTCAAGAAATAACATTAAAGTAGGTAGAATAATCAAGGCTCTTGTAAAGAGTTTAGATATTGATGTTTCAGATTCAGAAATTGAAAAGTTTGTAAATGAATACAAATCTCTTATGGAGATTATGAAAGACGCATTTAAGAAATTTGATGTTGTTGAAGGTGATGATATTGCTAGATTTTATAAAATCGAAAACTATGCTGATCAAAATAAAGGCACACTTGCCAACTCTTGTATGGCTGAGAGACCTGAAAGTACTTTCTACATATATGTGAATAATCCAGAATCTTGTAAACTTCTTGTACTATATGCAGATGGTGGTGAAGTAAAAGATGGGAAATACAAATCAAATAAAATTGTTGGAAGAGCAATTCTTTGGACCACTAGAAGTGGAGATAAATTCTTAGATAGAATCTATACAAATAATGATAGTGATGTGGATTTATTTAAAAAGTTTGCTCAAGAAAACAATTGGTGGACTAAACAAAGACAAGACTCAAGTAACGAATTTAAAGTTGAAAGAGGTGGTGAATTAAAACCCGCTAAATTTATAGTTGATTTACAAAAATGGGATGAAGAGTTTCCATATTTAGACTCACTTTCTTTCTTTAATCCAGTCACTGGTGAATTAAGTAATCAAGCGAGAACTATAAATGCAAAATGGGAACTTCTTTCGACAAGCGGAGATTATAATGAATTATGGATTGAGGACGAAGACTAATTATCTTTCATTAAAACCACTCCTCTGATTCTCAATATTAAGAATTCTTCAGTTCTACAGAAATAATCAATAGTAATAGATTTGTTAATTGGTCCTTCTTTTTTAGTGTCGTATTTAACAACTAGACTAGTAGTTTTATCTGGTTCAATTTCTAAAATTGGACAATTCACACTTACAATACTACCACTAGGTTTACACTGAAATATTACAATAGTAGTATCTGATGTGTTTTTTAAAGTGAAAGTTGATGAAATATCTTCTCCATATTTTACTTCACCAAAATCATAGACAAGTCTATCTGAAATCAGTGACTGGCTTTCACCAGTCACTGACACAAATAGAAAAAATAACAAAGATAAAAATCTAAGCATTTTTGTTTTTATTTTACTTCTTCAAAAGCTACGTCTTCTGCTGCCTGTTCCTGTGGATTTTGACTCACTGGTTCTTCAGTCTGAGTTTGTGAGTAAAGTTTAGTAGAAATTTTACTCCAAACTTCATTCAATTTAGTCATTTGTTGGTCAATTAACTCTAAATTCTGTTCTTTATGTGCAGTTTTTAGTTCATCCAAAACAGAATTTAATTCTGACTTATCTTCATCAGTCAACTTTTCTCCAAACTCTGACATTTGTTTTTCAGTTTGAAAAATAATATTATCTGCCTGATTAAGCTTATCAATTTTTTCCTTTTCGATTCTATCGGATTCAGCATTTGCTTCAGCATCTGCTTTCATTCTTTCGATTTCTTCTTTAGAAAGCTGTGACCCACCTTCAATTCTGATTTTATTCTCTTTACCAGTTGCCTGATCTTTTGCAGTTACTGAAAGAATACCGTTAGCGTCGATATCAATTGTACACTCAATCTTTGGAACACCACGAGGAGCTGACATGATACCATCTAGGTGGAATCGACCAAGTGATCGGTTATCACGAGACATTGGTCTTTCGCCTTGAAGTACGTGAATTTCTACAGATGGTTGGTTATCAGATGCAGTTGAGAAAACCTCTGATTTACGAGTTGGGATTGTTGTGTTGGCCTCAATCAATTTTGTAAAAACACCACCCATAGTTTCAATTCCAAGTGAAAGTGGAGTTACGTCGAGAAGGAGTACATCAGTAATATTACCAGTCAAAACTGCTCCTTGAATTGCTGCTCCAATTGCTACAACTTCGTCAGGATTAACCGATTTGTTTGGTTTTTTACCGAAGTTCTTTTCAATAGCTTCTTGAATTGATAGAATACGTGTAGATCCGCCAACTAAGATAATTTCATCAATGTCTGCAGATTTAATGTTTGCTTTTTTCAAGGCTGTTTTTGCACATTCAATTGCTCTATCAACAAGTGATGAAGTCAATTGATCAAACTTTGAACGTGTAAGTTTCTTTACAAAGTGAAGTGGCATACCATCCTTAGCGGTAATATACGGAAGATTGATTTCGCTCTCTGTTGTAGAACTTAGTTCAATTTTAGCCTTTTCTGCGGCCTCTTTCAATCTTTGAAGAGCCATAGGATCTTTAGAAAGATCCATAGAGTTTTCTGATTTGAATTCATCAACCATCCAGTTAATAATCGCGTTATCAAAGTCGTCACCACCAAGATGAACATCACCATCAGTAGATTTAACTTCAAATACACCATCTCCGATTTCAAGAACTGATACATCATGTGTACCACCGCCGCAGTCAAATACTAGGATTTTAGCGTCTTTATTTTTCTTGTCTAGACCATATGCCAAAGCCGCAGCTGTTGGTTCGTTGATGATACGTTCTACTTCAAGTCCAGCGATTTTGCCGGCTTCGATGGTAGCGGTTCTTTCGGCGTCTCCGAAGTAAGCTGGTACAGTAATAACCGCTCTTTTTACCTCAAATCCAAGATAGTCTTCGGCGGTTTTCTTCATTTTCTGAAGAATCATAGCTGAAATTTCTTGAGGGGTATATTTTCTATCATCTACTTCAACTGCCGGAACATTTGAGTCGGTAGATACTACTTTATAAGGTACTCGCTTAACTTCATCTTTACAGTTATTGAAATCTTTTCCAATAAATCTCTTAATTGAGTAAACTGTTTTTGTTGGATTGGTCACTGCTTGTCTTTTTGCAGGATCTCCAATTTTTCTGTCTTTGTCTGTGAATCCGACAACTGATGGAGTTGTACGTTTTCCCTCTGAATTACTGATGATAATTGGTTCACCATTTTCAACAACAGCTACCGCTGAGTTTGTGGTTCCAAGATCAATTCCTAAAATTACATCTTTTTTTGCCATATTATTTTTATTTTTGATTTATACTTTTCAATTCTTGTGCCAAAATTTATTTATGTTAAATTTTCTCACAAATTATTCAATTATATGTAAGATGGCATAAAAAGTTTATTCACTGATTTGACTTTAAAGAAAATTATTGACAAAATGTCAGTTTTGACATCTTATCTGACAAGAGAAATTCTTCCTCTATAAACATGAATTTTATTGAAGATATCGGTCACAAAAAATTGATATACATATACATCTATTTGACAATCTACACCATTTAGTGTTCCATCCCAAACGGGATTCTGTGAAGTTTCTTCAAATATCTTCACGCCCCATCTATTAAATATTTGCATAGTAACACTTTTATAGTTTGTTCCTTTTCCAAAAAATACTTCATTTTCGTTATCATCTGAGGGTGTAAATGCATTTGGTATATAGAATGTAAAAACTGGCTTGATCTCTATTGATCTAAAAGATGTGTCTAGACATCCAAATTGATTTCTACATACAAGATTAATTGTATATTGGCCAAAATCTTGATAAGTGTGTTCTGGATCGAACAAGTTACTAGTCTGTCCGTCTCCAAAACTCCAAAGATAGAAGTTCGAACCTTGTGATAAATTGATACAATTAATTGTGTTATTATATTCATCTAATTGTGTATTTTCAATTGAAAAAAATGATATCGGACTTGGATATACTGTCACAAGAATCGAGTCTCTATTTTCTGAACTACATCCATTATTAGTTGCGACATTTAATGTCACAGTGTACTGACCTGGATTTGTATAAATATGAATTGGATTTTCAGAATTCGATGTATAACCATCTCCGAAGTTCCAATTCCAAAAAGAAATATTACCAACTGAGTTGTCAGTGAAATAAGCTGTAAAGTCTTCACATCCACTCAAGTTAGGATTTTCAATATTTGAAATTGGATTTTGAAAAACTTGAATAATAGAAGATGACTCACTTTGGCAACCATTATTACTGATTGCGAGTAAATTAACTTGGTATGTACCCGGTCCGGCATATGTATGTGTAGGGTTTACTTGATTACTAAATGTATTATCTCCGAAGTTCCAGATATAGTTTATAATTAGTCCACTTGTTATGTAACTATCGTTAAAAAATTGTACTAGTTCTGAGTCACAAAAAGTATCATTATTGTCAAAAGAAACTTGAGGAACTGGAAAAACATTCACAACTTCAAATTGTTCTGACGAGCAAGTAAGTATGCCATCAGTAGAAGTTACACTCAGTGAGACATTATATTGACCGGGACTTGTGTAAATAAAAGTAGAGTTTTGACTGGTGGACTGCCATCCTTGTGATCCAAAGTTCCATAGGTAAGAATTTGTCTGTGACCAACTTGGAACTTGAGAAAAATTGTAAAAGTTAGAAATTTCTCCAAGACAAATATCATCTGCTAAAAAATTAACAATTGGTCTAGGTTGAACGGTAATTGTCTTTTCTATAGTATCTCTACAATTAGAACCGTTAATCTCAGTTATTAATAGAACATTGTACACACCTGTATTTTGATAAAGGTGAGTAGGTGAAAAATTGTTAGAAGTCTGGCCATCGCCAAAAAACCAAGTGTAGTTATTAGTATATCCAGAAAATTGAGAACTTGTATTAACAAAATAAGAAGTATCATCTTGACACACATTAAAAGAATTAAAATTAGAAACCGGAGTCGGCCAAATAGTAATTTGCTTACTAAATTGTCCAGTACATCCATCTGAAGAAACAACAGAAAGTGTAACTACATAGTTTCCTGGATTTGTATAAATATGGCTTGGGCTAAAAAGATTAGATGTTGACCCATCTCCAAAAGTCCAGAAAAAACTCTGAATAGTATCACCACCTGATATGTTAGAGGTATTCGTAAATTGAATTGAATTTGAACAATCATCATTATAGGTAAAAATCGGAGTAGGAATTGAAGGTTGAAGATTTGTAGAGAGATTTACTTGACACCCAGTAGGAGTGGTAATTAGACAAGAAATTGTAGTATATAAATTAGGATTTACAGTTATTGATTCAGTTGTTTCGCCAGTTGACCAAAGATAATTAGAAAATCCAGAAGGTGCATTTAAAGTGGCACTAGTATCATTAATACAATAATCTATATCAATTTGGGTTGTTTGACAGTCAAGAAAATCTATATAAGCATACCCGAAGTGTCCTCCTAAATCACAATCTCCTGTCTCAAACTCAATCGTGACTGTTTGTCCAATATACGCGGTTAGATCGACTGTTACAAGTGCCCAATCTCTCCAAGCAATATTCAGTGGAGTTCCATCGGATCCTACACTTGGACAGTACTGGAAATTTGGTAAATTTGAAGCAGCGGTTACTGTATAATCTGTGCACTGTATAACTTGGCCATTTGATAGTCTGACTCTTGATGAGAATCTAGGTTGCTCTTCGTCTAAATGACCGGGATCTTCAAAAACAACAGCGTAAGCATATCTTATTAGTGTATTTTGTGGAGTTACATTTAAATTGTAGTATAATCCTTCTGCTTCAGCTCCGACATTATCATTGCCAAGTCTAGCAGAGAAGTTTCCATCATAGACAGTTGAAAGTCCTCCACAGGTGTTGGGATCAACTCCTGATGTCATAATAGTTTGTCTACCATTAGTTATTCCGTTATTCGGAAGTGTGATAGGACAACAAAAGCCTCTTCTTCCAGACCATCCAGTGAAATTACCAAGCTCAAAGTCGGTATTGAAACATTGAGATTGTATTATATTACTAAAAAATAATAAAACTAGTAAAGTGATAAGTCTTCTTCTCATCTCAAATGTTTTTTTATTATATATTCTTATCAATTTTAGAATAAAATCTATTAATAAAAAATAAAAATTCAAAAAATCGTTTTTTATTTTAAATAAATAAATATTGTTTTGGATTCGTTTTTTTCACTTAATATATAATTTATGACCGACTTTAAGAAAGAAATAATCCCCATAATCAAGTGGCTTGCAATTGACCTATTCGAGGTGGTTGTTGATATTCCTTTATCCAATGGTCTTATGTTTCATACAATCGAGTGGAGAAAAAAATCTAATAAAGTTTACTTACACAAAATTGTTGATAATTTAGATTATCAATTTGATTTTGATGATTTTGATGAAGAAACTAAAAGTGAGATTTATAATTATTTTATGAGGACTTTTCTGAATTAGTATACCTGTTCTTGCTCTTTTGTTCTAGATACGCTTTTAAGTCGTCGTAGGTGACATTTCCAGGATTGACAACCAGTTTTTCTGCATTGCCTTCTTTCTTAATTTCAATCTTCTTTTCTTCAGCTGATTTAATTCTATCCTCATACTCAGTTTCTACCTTTTTTAATAGACTTCCTAAGTAAAAATCTACTCCCTTTTCTTTTACTACTTTAACATCCCAATTAAATATAAATTCTTCAGTGTTATAATATAGTGCGATAACATCTTCGTTAACATAGTAATCTAAATAGATTAGTATATTTCCAATATTACCTTTCATGGCAATATTTGTTTTGTAGGTTGTGTTATAGAAGTATGCAAACTTGTCTTTTTCATTATACTTCCTCTCACCGTTGTGATCTAAAGTAGATACAAGACCTAAGTTTTGCGTGTAGTACTTAGATTTTTTTATCTCATTAATAAGTGAGTCTCTTGTTACAATATTATACATAAAATATTTATTACAAGACCGAGTTTCCCTTAAACTTCAATTTCAAGTTTTTCTCCTTCTTCTCCAAATTTATCTTCTAATTCGATTTTAAGATCTACAATTAGATTATCGTCGACTAGTGCCACTTCAACATTTTTATTAATTTGACCAACTAACTCATCACCTCTAGTGAGATCATATTTTTTGAATTTTAAGAAACAACTTTTGATATCACCATCTGAGAAGTCTTTTGTTTTGTCTTTTGGAACTGCTTCTTCAAGTGGTATAGTAATAAAAAGATCATATCTGCTAGTCTCATCTTTAAAGATAAATTTGATACTATCAAACACTGATGAGTATTTACTAAACTCAGAAGACTCTAGACTAAGTCCAAGTTCAGCAAATGATATTTTAGATTTTTCAGACTCTTTTTCTTTTCCCTTTTTTAAAGCGTCACTCATTGTAATGACATCTTTTTCTGTTTTCTCAGGTATTTCAAAGTAATTCTCAATTTTTCTTTTTAACTTAGTAAGAGCTGTTTTAACGTACTCTTCAGGAGTATCATGTACATTTTCGTTTAAAAAATCTGAGAACTTTTTTACTTGCATGGTGATTGATTTTTTTTATTTAGTTTTTGATAGAGTGATTTTACAGAATATTTGATTGATATTATAGGATTAATACCAGAAAATAAGAAATATAGACCAAAACAAAATGCCGCAAGTAAGTACAAAATTAAATTCGCTCTCAATAAATTGCCACTTACTTGAATAAGTATCAATTGAATTGCGTCGAAACCTAGCGGATTTAGGAACATCCCGCAAATAAGAAACATGGTCGCCAGTCTTGGCCTTACTATCCTCTTCATTTTTTTCCTCTTTAATCGTTAAACTATCAAAGTCCATTAAATTTTTTATATTTTGAGTCTTAATTCCAAATCACACAAATCAACTTCTATATCGATTAAGACTTATTAAGTCTATATATTAATTAAAGATTCGAGTTTATTATCTCTTAAAGTTGTGATATCCGTAATGTCGTTGTATCTAAGATACCACCGTGTTTTAAGTGTTGTAACATCAAGATATTTACAAATTCCAAAAATTGAAAGAGATTTGAATTCACATTCTTCTTTGAAAAATTTTATTATTTCCTCATCTGAATTAAATTCTTTAGTTTCCGCACTAAATACTCTTCTGAAAATTTCACCATTCTCAATTGTGTGTAAGAAATACTGAGGTCTCTTTGGAACAACAGCTAAACAGTTGTTAAAATGAGAATAAAGGCTTTCAAACCAAAGACTTGGGTGGAGACTAGCAACAGTCACATTACTCATGTCATTATTACCGAGTCTAATTGAGTTATCAAATAACATTTTTAGGGCGGTTATATCTTTATCAGAGAAAATAAGAACTTCCACTTCTGATTCTAATTTACTCAGAGACTCTATAAATGACATATTTATTTTAGATTTTATCTACTTTTATTCCCGAAGACTTTAAAAATTGTACTCCTAAATCATCACGATAATCTTCCTCATATACTACCCTTGAGATACCAGATTGTAAAATTAATTTAGAACAATTTTTACAAGGTGAATGAGTTAAATATAAAGTGGAACCTTCACAAGAGTGACCCCACCTTGCACACTTCAGTATGGCATTTGCCTCACCATGTAGTGTATACCAATGTGTTTGGTAGTTTTCATCTTCGCAACAATTATCATATCCATTTGGAGTGCCATTGAAACCATCTGAGATAATCATTCCATTTTTAACTATTAGTGCACCGACTTTTAGTCTTGAACACTGGGACAGTTTGGACCAAGTTTTGGCCATTTCAAGGTATGTTAGATCGTATCTTGCTTGTTTGTCCAAAATATTATGAAACTCTTTCAACTTGAATAAAGTCAAGCTCTACCATAGTCGCTCTTGAGAAGATCAAAACTTCGACCTTCAATTTATTTTTTTGATCATCAACGTGTGAAATAGTACCTCTAAATGTACTAAATGGCCCGTCAATCACTTTAACTTCCTCTCCAACAGAGAACATAGATGTATTTACCTCTACGTTATCGTTAGTATCTTGGTCTGAAATCATTTTCTTTACTTCCCAGTCGTGAAGTGGATTAATATCACCGTTTTTAGAACGTACAAACCCAGCAGCTCCTTTTATAACTTTCAAGAAATTGTTTATTTCTCCTACGTGTGACGTTTCGATAAATAGATATCCTGGATAAAGAATTCTTTCTTTTGCGACTCTTTTACCATTTTTAACTGAGAAAACCTTTTCAGTAGGTATGATGTTTCTACCAATTATATCACTAAGCTTTTCTCGTGATATTTCAAGTTTCAATTTTTCTAAAACACTTCTTTCTCTGTTGTTTTGAGTACGAATTGCGTACCAGTTCATTGTTTCTGCCATTTTTATTTTTTGTTTTTATAAAATTTTAATTCTTCTTTAATTAAATCTGGGTAGTTCTCTATTAGGTATACTAAATCTTCTGATTTATTTAAGTTTAATTTGTCCATTAATAGTAAGAAATCTTTTTGGTCGATTTCTCCTGTTTCCGATTTAGGACTTTTTGACCAAAACCACTGAGGGTAAGATTTGTCTTTAAAGAAATAGAACCACAAATCTAAAGCTGTGGACTTTTCCACAGACTTCATATTCAAAAGTTGAGATTTTGTTGTATACTTTTTGCTGAAGTATCGATTGAATATAAAGAAATATTTGTTTTTATCTTCTTCAGAAATGTTAACCCAGTTCTTCTTGTCTTTAAAAAGAGCATTTGCAACATCTATAAGTTCGGCCATATCTTATCGATTATTAAATAATGTAGACATGTTATTTCTTATTTCATCAGGAAAGTTGTCTATTCTTAGGTCAATCAATTTCATATTATCTTTTATCTTATCAACTATATTTTGAATATTCGACCTAGAGATCTTCTTTTTTTCACATATAACATCTGCTATATTTTCGAAAAGATCAGGATCTTCCAGAGAAGGTTCTCCAAACTCAATTATATAGGTCTCATAAATCGAACTAGCGCCTTTGACGCCAATTCCTCTGATTTTCCCAGATTTAGTTGTTTGATATACTGACTGAATATTATCACTAATATCTCCTGATATTATCTTAACAAAAAGTGATTGTAAATTATTAATCTCAACTAATTGATACTTGGTTATGAACCTATTCATTAGTCTCAAGAATTCGCCATTATCGTTTAAATTAAAAATATCGTCATTTTGCTTTGATGATATCCTATTAATAAACACTTGATAATTTTTAGGTAAAAATATCTTTTCTTGATTATACATCTCATTACTCATAAAATTAATCCACTCTCTTTCAAGATCAAATCCTAAAAGTTGTTTAATATCATGATCATTTGAGACAATAAAGTTGGATTGACCGTCATCATTCGTGTTGTGAATAACAAATGAAATCCAATCATCACCTTCTATTGTTGGTGATTCAAGTATTTTAACTCCGGTGCTTTTAATTTTTTGTTTAAATTCCTCATAAGTAGTATAGACAAAATTCCAGTCAATATCTGAATCTTTCTTTCTATTAGCCTTGTAATTAGAGTTTAATTTTTTTCTCCAAGATTTTTCTTTTGAATCCGATACCAAGTAGAAGTTGGCAAAAGGATACATTTTTTTATAATTTGAGATAGTGTTTTCTAGTGATTGAAGAAGAGCACCATAAAGGAGATTGTTTTTATGAAGCGTGAAAGTCAATCGTGAAAGAATATAATTACCATCTATTATACAGTTTAATAACATTTAAATATGTAATATTTTATAGTTATAGTTCACCATTTAGACTTAGTTTTTAAATGTTAAAAGTAGTAGTTAATATATACCACATGTTTGATATCAAATATTTTAAAACATTCAATGAGGCTCTTCTTAATCTTAATCAATTGGCCGCAATAAGAGACGGTCGTGTTAGAGGTAATGTCTTAATTGACAAATTAAAAAACTCAGATTTTTTTGACGTAGAGGATAAAAATATTGTTGTTTTTCAAATGTTAGACTCCGAAGATAATTGGGTTGATGTTGAAACCGCAATATCTATTTTCACTGATTTAGATGGTAATTACGATATTGACAAGGCATTGACTTATTTCAAATCAAAAAATAGATTTAGAAAGGTATTTAAAACTGAGGATGGTCAAACATTTGGTCTTAATCAAATAAAAAAGACCGGTGATTTTGGTAGTAAGGGTGCCGGTGTTAAAATAAGGGAATTTGAAACAGTTCAATGTATTTTTCTTGGTATAAAACAGGCATATCCAAACATCAACTTAAATGATAGAAACATGGTTTCTTTTTATAAGAAATACATGAGATTGGTTAGACAGACTGGTCAGTCTCTAATTAAGACTAGTGATAAAATTGATCTTAATTTAGAACTACTGGATGAGTTTTATTCTGATTTAAGTTGGTTATATACTTTTTATAAAATTCCAAACAGAATATGGAGAAAAGATTATGTCGATAAAAATCAACTCTATTATATTTATCACGTTGGTAATAAAGAGTTAGATTCACCATATGTGAACTTAAATAAGCAGTTTAATTTATTTTCAAAACAGGAAGGATTCAAAGATATAAACTTTACAAAATGGTGCCCGGCGGATGTTTACCTAGTTGCTATTAATAATATTCATGAGGTGAATGAAAAGATAAGGAGTTGCAAAACTATCTCAGAGATGACTAAATTGGTGGATGAGTTATTTGATCAAAAAATTCTAATACCGATATCACTTAAAAAGCTATCAGAAGGAACTGATTTTAAAGTCATTATTAACAGGGAAGTCGATAAAGACCTACCAGACTTTAAAATATCAACATTTAGAATTGGAGATGAGTTGAAAGGAATTGGTTCTAAAATAGACACTTTTTCAGAGTGGAAGTATAGAAATAATAAAAATGTTGATACCAAAAAAAGAACTCTTAATCTAGATTCATCAGATACAAGTAAAAAAGTAGATATTGATGGTGAAGTTGAGGGGTCCTCTTCAAGGCATGGTAAGATATCTTTTAAAGCCCTAAAGAGAATAATTGAGACAGTACAGTTTGAGAATATTCAGAAGATACAATCTTCAGAAGAGTTGAGATCTTTGAATATTGAAGAATTAAAAAATTTAGTAAATCAATTAATTCAAAAAGGAAAATCGACAATAAAATCTGAATTGATATCGGTTACCTCAATAAGTAGAGGATCGGATATTTCTACAAGTGAAAACAAACTAATATCAAGAATACAATCTTTGCAAATAGTAATCGCAATAGCTCAAATTTATAATAAAGAACCTAAAGTAGCGAATGACATTATCACAAAAATAATGAGATATGCTCTTTCTATTCAAACTGATAAGTTTGAAACCCCTAGATATTTAAGGGTTATTTAGGCCAGTAGTGACACATCTTGTTTGATGTGTCTGTTGCTTGTGAATTTAATAAACTTTCAATTCTTCTTAATCTTTTGATCGAAACTGGTATCTCAATCGTCCAGTCCACTAGTCCGTTTTCATCTATTGAATAGTCGACTTTTGAAAATTCAGAGTGAAAATGGTCATCATCTTGATAGTAATAATCATCCCAATAGTCATAATAGAAAAAGTCTTCTTCTTCTAACATTTTTATCTCACTGCTTTTCATTTCAATAGATTTTGTATTTGAATATCTCTCCAAAGATTATTAAACCTTTCTCTGATATCTTCACGTTTTGTGTTATAAATATCTTTTTTTGAGTAGTAGTCAAAATATTTTGACTGTACTTCATTGTTTACTGACTGTAGAACTTCTTTTATAAGTTCAAATGAATTTGTGGATTTACAATATAATATTAGATTTTCAATGATATCAAATCCTATTTTATCGAATCCATCAAAGAAAACAGGTATTGCGTAGTTTTTTAAATAGTTTTCGATATTTAATCTAGGTATATTATCTGTATTTCTTTGAATATGTGGATCATCAAGCATAGGTGAAATGAAAAAGAATTTACATTTTGTTTTCATTAGTTCTTTGGTTACCTTTAAAATTAACTTTGAACTTTTCGGCTCAAGATAAAGGCATACCATTTTCGATGAATTGATATAGGCGAATGGAATCCAAGCCATTTTTCTGTAGTAAATTCTATTGTGTTGAATCTTCCATTCAATATTCTTTGGAAGAAATTTAAACCAATCCATTTTCTTTTAAAATTAATTGAAAACTATATTTATCTTTCTCTCTACAACCAGATTTTTTGCCTCTTATATCTCTATAGTATCCTTTATTCTTATTAGGTGAGTATTTACATTTTATTTTCGAAGTCCAAACCTTTGTCTTATCTCTTTTATAGAAATTAGTAAATTTAGAGCCTATGTGATCAACCCAAATAGGTTGTGTGATTTGATCTTCATTTGAGTTAAAAAATCCCCAGTAATAATAAGTAGTCTTGGCAGAATGTATTTTGATTCTCTTTTTAAGAATCAACTCTTGTTTATTTCTTCTCCAAGCTCTATCTCTTTTCACTTTAAAATTTGATTTTTCCTTAACTCTGAATTTTTACCAAACCATATTTCCAAGTACTCATCAGATAACTCATCTTTTTTGATTTTTGTTAATTTTGGATTATTTATAATTTCAAAATATTCATCATCAACAAGTGCTGCTAATCCTTTTTTATATTTTATATCCCAAAGTTTTAAATCTTTATCTTTTGACCAATCATTATATTCACTCTGAGAATAAAAAAGTATTTTATTTTTTGTTTTTTTATTTATAGATACAACGATAGGTGTTTCTACTTTATAAACCATTTCTCTTTCGAAAAGACTTGGCCAATATTTGTTAAAAAAGTTGATTAGAAGAGCTGAAATACTATTTCCATCAACATCAGCGTCAGATAAGATAAGTATTCTACCATATCTCAGATTTTTTAAATCTGGTTCTTGTCCTAATTTCAAACCAATAGCCGCCATAAGATTCACCGCCTCGTCGTTTTGCGTCAACTTTTGTGTAGTTATTTCTGAGACATTTATAAATTTACCTTTTAACGAGAAACTACCCATAGTTTGTGCATCTCTATATTTTCTGAAAGCTGCTGCTGCAGAATCTCCCTCAAATATGTTGATTGAGCATTTCCATCTATCTTTAGCCTTTGCATCAATCAATTTCTCGACTTTCAGTTTTGAAAGATTCTTATTTAATTCTCTTGCAAGCTTACTATCCTCTGCTGACTTTTTTTGTTTAACCCAATCTAATATTGAGTTAACAATATCAGATTTCAGTATAGACTTAATTGTTTTATCTGATACTTCATAAGTATATCCAAAATCTTTAACTTCTGTAATTAGTTTTTCCTTTGTTTGTGATGAAAAACTAGGATTTACTATCGTTGAGTTTATGAAAATTGAAATGTGGTTTTTTAACTCTGATGGTTTTACATCAACTTTATATTTCTTCTGAAAGAAATCTCTCATTTCAGAAATAACTTGATTTGAGATATATTCTAAGTGTGTTCCCCCGTCATAAGTTTCAGTTGAGTTTACGAAACTAACTTGTGAGAAACCTTCTTCTGAAGGAGCAATTGCAATCGACCAAGACTTGTCTTTATTTGTTTCAAAGAAATAGTCTGACTTGTAATATTTCACATAGTCCTCAAATGTCTTGATTTTTATTTCTACTCCGTTAAAATATATTTTAATGTTTGGATTGCAACCAGCTATATCCACCACTCTTTTTTGAATTAGTTTAAAGTGCTCGTCATCAAGACAGACAAGTCCAAACTTTTCATAGTCCGGTAAAAATGATATTTGTGTGAAGTTTTTAGTTGATTTTTTTACTTGTGGCTCTTCACGATTTCTCATGTTGTCTGTAAAAGTCTGAGTAAAAACATTAGTGCCATCGCAAGTAGTGACTGTAAAGACTTTTGAAAATACATTTGTAAGTTTAGAACCATATCCATTAGTTCCTGCTCCTATTCTGTCTTCAGTATCATCATAATTAGAACCAGACATCAAATTACCAAAAATTACTTCTGGTACGTATTTTCCGTGATCTTTGTGCACAACTACTGGAATTCCACCAGAATCTTTTACCGAAATCATACCAGACTCTTTGTCAATAGTAACTTCAATTTTATTTAACTGAGGATTTCTTTTACTCTCATCTACTGAGTTTATTATTATCTCATCGAATATTTTTAAAAAAGAAGGTACATAAGTGATTTCTTCCTTTATCATTTTATCTCCACTAAAAATCCACTTATTGGCAGTATGTGGTTTATTTGATCCCAAATAAGTTTGTGGCCTCAATAAAATGTGGTCAATGTGATTGAGTACTTTGTATTTATCTTCAATTTTCTTCATAACTGTTGATTATATATACGATTCTTTATTATTATTTATCTCCTATTTTGTTTTACAGGTTTTCAAACAAACAAAATTTCTTCAATATATAAGGTCTATATGCAACTAAAAACGATTACTGACTTTCTATCAAACGAGTACAAGGAATTTGCCTTTTATACTATTGAGAATAGGGCTCTTCCTTCGCTTATAGATGGATTTAAAATAAGTCAACGTAAAATTATAAATGCGTCGTGTAATGTGTGGAAAACAGGTACTGAGAAACACTTAAAGGTGTTTCAACTTTCCGGTATAGTTGCTTCTACCCAATTTTATCATCACGGTGACTGTCTGGATCCCGAGACAGAAATAATAATGAGCGACGGTAGCGTCATCAGATTAATCGATTGGTTTAATAACTTTCCTGACAAGGAACTAAGTCTCGTTTCATATGATGAGACTTCTGGTAAATTTTGTGAATCGATAGGTCATTCTCCTAGAATAGGTAACATCACAAAAGAAGAAATACAAATTGAGTTAGAAAATGGAGAGATTATTAAGTGTACACCGAATCATCCGTTTCTAACGCAAAGAGGTTGGGTTCAAGCAGAGTTTCTTACCGATCAAGACGAGATAAAGAGTTTCATTTGATCTCCATGGTGGTAAAAATTACAATATTAGAATTTTTATATATAGATTATGATATGTAATAGATGTAATAGTGAGTTCCACAATAAATCAATTTCGCCGAAATGGATGGAAAAGAATCCAGATAAATTTAAATTGTGTCCAGATTGTAGGAAATTCAGAATTTGTCCAATTTGTGAAGTTGAGTTTCATCATAAACAGAATCAAACCTGCTCCTTAAAATGTTCACGAGATCTGAAGGAGAGAAGTTTTCTAAAGTCTTGTGGTACACCACATAATTTTTATAAAAACTCGAAATCTAGACTAAAATGGCAAGAAGACATGATGAATAATGAAGGAATATCAAATATTTTTCAGAGAAAATCAGTCAAAGAAAAAATGAAAATGACTTTGTTGGAAAAATACGGTGTGAATAATGTATCTGAACATGAATCGATTAAGAAAAGAAAAAAAGATACTCTTAAAAAGACAATTGAACAGAATCCGAATTTATTTAAAGAAAACTGGCTAAGATCACACGATAGATTTATCTTAGAGTTAGGATTCGATCCTAGACAACACACTTTCGGAAAGGCCTCTAAAGAATCAATGTTAGTGTTTGGAGAATTATACAATTGGTGCATAGAAATTGGTTTAAGTGAGGATGACATTTATATCGGTAATGAAAATAAAAGTGAATTTTTCATTCAAACTGGTAAGAGAGTTTATTTCTATGATTTCACAATTAGAAGTGAAAAGTTGATTATAGAATTCCATGGCACTACTTTTCACGTAAGAGAAGATGATCCAGATAGAAAAAAATGGAGAAATCCATTTACAAATGAAAATTGGAAAACTAACGTAAAAAAAACTCGTATTAAAAACAAAGTTGCGACAAAAAGAGGGTTCAAAATATTGGAAATTTGGTCAGATGTACCTATAGAAACAAATATCAAAAATTGTAAAGAGTTTATAAATGAAAATAAAATCAGTTAAAAAAATCGTACTAGATGAGGAGAAAAAATTCTATGATATAACAGTAAATAAATATCATAATTTTTTGATAAACAAGAATGCAATGTTAGTAACTCACAACTCATCTTTAAATTCTGCTGTCATTAATTTAGCTCAAAAGTTTAAAAACAATGTACCACTTTTAGAAGAAGATGGTCAATTCGGTTCTCTAAGGTCCCCTCAAGCAGGAGCACCGAGATATATTGGTACTAAATTAAGTCCTAATTTTAGATTAATCTATAAAGATTTTGAACTTCTAGAATACAAAGAAGAAGAAGGTGAAAAAATTGAACCGACTTATTTCTTACCTATAGTTCCAACTGTTCTTGTGAATGGTGGTTCTGGAATTGCTGTAGGTTTTGCATCTAACATCTTAAATCGAGACTTGAAAGAACTAATTAGTGTTTGTGTGAAATATTTAAAAGACGGTAAAATAGCAAAAATTTCACCATTCTTACAAGGATTTACAGGTGAGTATATTCAAGACGTAGATAACCCAAAAAAATGGCATATTAGAGGAAAATTTGAAAAAGTAAATACTACAACCGTAAAGATTACTGAGCTTCCGCCATCAATGACTTATGAGAAGTATGAAGAGGTACTTGATAAGTTAATTGATAATAAAGATATTGTTTCTTATGATGATAATTGTAAAGACAATATAGATTACACAATAAAGTTCACCAGAGTCGATTTAGAGTCACATGACACTGAAAAATTATATAAACTGCTTAAACTTGAAGAGAATGAAACGGAAAACTTCAATACTCTCGATGAAAATGGCAAGTTAAAAATATTTGAAAGTGTTGAAGAAATTATAAAATACTTTGTTGATTTCAGACTAACTTATTATCAAAAAAGAAAAGACTATCAATTATCAAAACTTCAAAGTGAGTTAAAATTACTTGGAAACAGAGGTAAGTTTATAAAATGTGTACTAGATGGTAAAATTGAAATTAACAATAAGCCAAAAGACGATATTATCGTTCAAATAGAAGAAAACTCAATTGAAAAAATAGATGATTCCTATGATTATCTACTAAGAATGCCAATCTACTCTCTAACCAAAGAAATGTTTGAAAAACTTAAATCAGAATTCACGTCTAAAAAAGAGGAAATTGAGAAGTTAAAATCTATTGAACCTAAAGACTTATACCTTACGGACCTTAATGAATTAAAACAGAAAATTAAATGATAGAGGGAGCTTTATTAACCATAGTTAAGTATCATTTAGATAGTTTAACTAGAATGTCTCATATAATTTATAAATCTGATGATGTCTACTGGATTTTAGTAGATAGTGAAGAAAAATTGGATGATGTTAGTAAAATGCCACACTATATTAAAAATGATTTTATTAAGTATAATTCTAAACCTTTAAAATTTGAACAAATTAATAAATTTATTAAAGATATCGAGAGAACTTTAAACTTTGACACTCGAAGTCAATCTATGAGCATCGAAATAGAAGATCTTCACAGAGACAATTTAGTAAAATTAAAAGAACTTAAAAGAGAGTTTATTTTAAAAAATTTGTTAGATTGATATTTATAATTTATATTTGTTATTATGATATTTTACCAAAAACTTAGAGAAACCGTCACTGGGATCTCAAGAAAGTGAATTAATTCGTCTTTTTGCTCTTCAACCATCAAACTTTCATTACTATCAATTAATCACACATCAATTTTTACATGGTGGTTTTTTTCATTTATTATTTAATATGATAGGTCTTTATACCATTGGAAAAGATGTTGAGAAGTGGTTAGGATCTAACTTTTTAGTCTATTATTTATTTTGTGGTGTATATGCTGCATTTTTTCATCTTAGTATATCAGATTCTACAAACCCAATGGTTGGTGCATCTGGTGCTATATTCGGATTACTTTCAATTTGGACACTTTTAAATCCAAATCAATATCTTGGAATTATATTCTTACCTATTGCAATACGAGCTAAATATTTAACTTCACTTTTAATTATTTCAGAAGTTTTACTTCAAATCTATTCTAAAGATAATATCTCACACCTTGCTCACATTGGTGGATTTATTTGTGGTTTGTGTATTTTTTTCATTCAGAAGTTTTTTAATAATCGATAGTTATGAGACCAGAGAGAATTAAGCAGATGATCGATAACAACATTCAAAAGATGTTAGTTAATCAAGATTTTGATACAATACGTACAAATTTATACGTGACTGCTAGAAAATTCAGATCAAGTATTGATTATGATAAGTATTCAATTTTTGATTTAGAAAATATTAAAGATATCAGAACAAAGTATAAGATGTATTATATCTACTTTGCTCAGAAAAGAATTGCTGATTTAGTTAAAATACAATTTTCAGATAAAAATAAAGAACTTTCTCAAAAGAAAAAGTTTAATTTATTAATATTTAAAGAAAAATTAACTTTTGGTTCAAATGAATCAAAATACTTTTCTGAAAAATACTTGGAAGTTTTAAAAAAACATATATAGTTTTTTCTATTTTTCGTAATTAATTAATTTTTCGTTTCCACTTTTTAATAAATAGTATAAGAAGTGCTCTTCGTATATGAAAAATAATTAAAAAGTATGAATAGAAAATGGTGGTCCAGGGAAAATCAAGATTCTCAAAATAATCAACAGTCAGGTCCTAATGGAGAGGTGTCGTTTAATCCTCTACATGTTGGGGATTTTAATCTTAATCCTTTTGTTAACCAACAGTCTGCCTTTGATTCAAATGTTTTACTGTTCAGATACTTCTTTGATGATGGTAGTAATCCGTTTTCTTCTCAACTAATGAATAACTTAGATTCTGGTACTGTTTCACCTGGAATGATTGCGATAGATAATGGTATAAAAGAAGGTAATGAACACTTATGGCTATCAAATACATCTCTTTATGGATTCAGCGCATCTATAATTTGGGAAAGTCCTTATTTTCAAAACTTCCCCGAAGTAGTTGGATATGTGTCCGATCTGGGAAATGCTTATTACTTTGTTAATAATATAGAACCTGGTGACTTTATTCATGTTCATGTTTATGAACCAATTGATATATTCCCACCCGAGGGAGATGTAACTTGGAATCAGGAAGGTATTAGTACAACTGTTACTGTAACTTACAAAGTAAATAGTGTAGGTGACTGGACGAGTAATCCGACTCCGGGAAATAGATCGACTAGGTATTTTAACGTCACAAACTTGACTCCTGGTTTTGAGACCTTCATATCGGTTAATTCTGGTAGCGGTCCAATTATGGGAGTCTCGGTAACAAAGGCCAGTGCAATATCTTCTGGGATAGGGGCGACCGGTGCACCTGGACTACCTGGCTCTAACTCACTGTATTTTTCTTATGCGGCTGGTGATGTAATTGCATCTCCACCCTCTGACTTTCTAGGTTCTGGTTACTTCTATACTGACTATCACTTTAATCCAAACAACCAGTACTTATGGATTTCTAATACCTCCTTACAAGGATACGATCCGGTGACTCTTATTCCGGGAAATGCAACAACTTGGGTCGATCAAATAGAAGTTGGTGATATTATATCTTGTTATGTACAAAGAGACGGTCTATTTCTTACTGATCTATCATATGGTGGTATCGAATTTGGAGTACCTATGGTTTATAACATATTCAGAGTCACTGAAATTTATGGATGGGATGTTGACCCATCACCACCAGAAGTAGCAACCAAGAAATTTGGTGTAGAAACCCTTATGACTAATTTTGAGGCTACTTTTGTTGGTGACGGTCCTTACATATTCTCTGTCTCTTTCACAAAAATGGGCGTTGATGGTACTCCTGGTCCTCAAGGACCTACTGGACCTGCTGGTGGTCCTCAAGGATTTACTGGACCACAAGGTCCTACTGGATTTTTAATATTAAATAATTATGCAACTGGTGCTCAGGGTTCTACTGGTCCATTAGGATTAACGGGTGATCCAGGTCCACAAGGTCCTGCAGGTGATATTGGACCTGAGGGATCTCCCGGTCCACAAGGTGATTTGGGTCCACAAGGTGTTCCAGGTCCAACTGGTCCTATGGGCGAACCAGGTCCACCAAACGGACCTCAGGGAGCAAAAGGTTCTCCTGGAACAAAAGGTACTGAAGGAAATCCGGGATCTAATTCATTAATTTATATTAGTAGTGGAACAAATGCCGCAACAGCTGGTCGATTCCGTCTAAGTACTCTTAATTTCAATGGTGTAACAGTTATTCAAATATTCGATACATCTTCTAATTATTCGGCAACTGTTCTACCGGCAGGCAATGCGGCTAACTGGTTATCTAATGTGGTAGAGGGAACTGTATTGCAAATTTATGCACATGGTAGTTCTTCTAATTATGGCATTTATAGAGTATCAAGTGTAGTATCGGTTTCAGGTGGTGTTCGAACGCTTTCTGTTCAACTCATATCAGGAAACGGATCAGTAATACTTGGAAGAATCTATACGATTTCTTATTTACTAACCGGAAACACCGGTGTTCAGGGTTATCAAGGAATCGAGGGTCCAACTGGTAGTCAAGGAAACTTTGGTCCAACCGGTATACAAGGTCCTACAGGTCTCCGAGGTAATACAGGTATTCAAGGAAATCCTGGTGCAAACTCTCTAATTTATAAAAGTAGAGGAGTTTTAACCTTAGCTTACGGTGCTTTTAGAACCAACACTCAAAATTTTGCTTCTGTTAATACTATAAGTATATCTTATAATCCTGGGACCTATAATGGTGGTATTTTAAGTACACCTACTGCTTTTAACTGGGTCTCTAGTATCGGTGTTGGTAGTATACTTCAAATTTATGAAGTTGGATCGTCATCCATCTATGCTATTTATACTGTAACAAGTGTTTCACTTACAGGTACTGGTAATACCACTTCTGGTGGTACATTTGGTTTGACTTTAATGTCTTCAAACGGTTCTCATTCTACTGGTAGAATGTATACAATCTCGTGGTTACCAGTGGGAATTGGTGGAGTTGGTGGACCAGGTGGAACAGGATTTCAAGGTTCCACAGGACCTACTGGACCAGCAGGGGTACCGGGAACTCAAGGTGCTACAGGACCAGCTGGTGGTCCACAAGGTTTTACTGGACCAACTGGACCAACAGGATTCATAATTAACAACAACTATGCTACTGGACCAACTGGAAGACAAGGTTCAACTGGACCTCAAGGATTCACTGGACCAACTGGAAGACAAGGTTCAACTGGACCTCAAGGATTCACTGGAACAACAGGAAGACAGGGTGTTACTGGTCCTCAAGGATCTAGTGGATTTCAAGGTCCTACAGGCCCTACACTAGAACCATTAACTCAGAGAAGGAGATGGAAAGAAGACCAAACAGCTTCTTATACTCTTACTTCTGGAACTACACCATCTGTAATTAGATTTTATAACGCTGGTGACGCATTTGAGTCACCAGGACTAACTAATCCTGATGTCGTGGTTAACTTGAATCCAGCAACATCGAGTTTAGGGATTGACAGGAACTGGACATTTATAATCTCTCCATTACAACGCATTGATGTTGGAAAAACCTGGTCTGTTGCCTATAATGGTACTAGACTCGTTGAATATGCTGCTGGTAGAGTTGAACCACAGATATTAAATTTCAGATGGTCTTCTACTAATAACAATCAGACTGGTGAATATACAGTTACAAGAACTTTCGTTGAAAATTTATTGGACACAAGTACTTCTACCTCAAACTCTTTAGCAAGAGATTTCACAAATACAAAAAGACAAATGGTTCACGGTTTCGGTGGTATTCCCGGGGCTGGTGGAATCACATTAAATAGTGGACAGACCCGAGGTGGTTCTACTGAGTTCCCGAAAAATTCAATTATATTTTTGGAGGAAGTTGTAATCATGTGTCAGTCTTTTTCTCAATCTGTGGGTTGTTCAGTATCATTCGGATTAAAAAGATCGTCGACAACAACTGGATCTACTGTAGTACCTCTACCTTTTAGTCCACCCCTTTCTGAATTTGGATATACAGATAGTACAGAACTACTTTCTTTACCACAGAGTATTTTCACATGGGGAACAGGCAGTGTCGCATACGCAAGGGCCGGAGGAGGTATAGTCAGACTCGCAGAACCTGCTGAATTGATTATAAAGATAACTAACGGAACTTTCCAATCTGGAACCGGTTTAATAGCCATAGTGCCATACATTGTTTATGATGTTACACAACCATCTACATTTACACAATCTACAATAACACCCAAAAGGCTACAAAATTAAATTAACTTAATCACATGAATAGACAGAACAGATTTCAGCGCAGAGAAAATCAAACAAATCAGTTTGGCCCGGTTGGGTCTGAACTGTCATTCAATACCATGACAGGCACAGGAGA